CGCTTTAAAAAGTTCTATTTTGTTTAATTGTATATTAGATGCTACAGGTATCTGAGCACCAGCAAGTCTAAGCACTCTCGTATTATTCAGATATAATCTGATTATACCACTCTTCGCTCATTCCGACAATGATGTTATCAGCATCACCCTCAGATTTTGCGTATTGCTCAGAAATTAAATGCTCAACCACCTTCTTGTAATCTTTAGCAATCTGGTGAGCCTGTCTTGGTGATGGTTTCATTTTTAATTACTCTTTTGACTATTTAGTACGTTCAGTAAAGTCAATACCTTCCATATGATCGTATTCATGTAGAAATATTCTAGCAATGAATCCTTCCATCTTTACCTTATACACTTCCTTACCTTCATCTTCATACTTAACTACAATAGACTCTGGTCTATCAACATCTAAAAATACATCAGGAAATGATAAACATCCTTCTTCTAATTTTACTAACTTCTTTGATTCCTTTAATACTTTTGGATTGAAGCAAGTAATTGTCTCTTGCGTCTCCATATCAGAGATCATTACAAATGCTCGTTCCTTTATACCAATTTGATTGGCTGATAGTCCTACACCACCGTGGTGAAACATATTCTCATGCAATTGATATGATAACTTAGATCTGTCTAAGTTATAACTACACTTCTCTATCTTTGCGTGTAATAGTGGATCGTCTGATGGCAGTAGATTGTGAATCATTTTCTAATAATGTTTTGAGGTACATAACCTCTTGCTTTAGTTCTTCATTCTCTTGCTCTAGTTCCTCAATGTGATCTAGGTAGATAATGACACTCATGCATTTTCCTCAAGTCTGAATAATTATTTACAAGTTTAATGTTTTCTTAATATAAAGTTTGTAAAGATGGGTTCTTCGCCCCTGGTATAGAACCCATCAAAGATTACTCCAGAGCAGTCATAGGTAGCGATGCCTTGACTCGTATATTATGACATAAAAAAAGAGACCCGTAAAGGGTCTCTCTTAAGATATGTAATATCTGAATTACATGAGGTTCTTGATTTGAACACGTCTGTAGTAGCGGTTCTGGTTAACCTTAAGTCTTCCAAGACCTTGATCAGCACCTTCAGCGAATGGGTTTGCAACAAGACCATATCTTGTCTTAAATCCAATTTTTGGTTGGAAGGTGTTCTCTCCCACAGCACGAACCATCTGTAGAGGCACGTAAGGGCAATAGAACAGTCCAGCGTCATAAGGAGAAGATCCTTTGTATCCAACAACATAGTACTGCTGTGCAGCAACGTTTGCTGAATATGGGTCGATGTAAACTCTATACTTACCGAGTAGAACACCAGCAAATGTATTGCCTGTGTCATCAACGTTAAGGTTAGCGTTAAGAGCAGGTGTGTAGTCTAGTACTCCAGCCATTGACAATGCAGATGCAACGTCAGCAGAACACATGATTACATTACCCTTTCCACGACGAGTTCTTTGTGCGATTGCGTTAGCATCACGCTCGATCTGGAATAAGAGACCTTTAAACTTCTCAACGGACCAACGACCATTACTGTCGATGTCTAAGTCAAAGACACCAGCGGTAGCAGTGTTAGCAGCAGCACCTTGCTCTGCAACCTTGTAGATAGTACGGATAACTTCTCTGTTAATCTCAGCAAGTATCTCAGTACTTAGGATGTTAGCAAGTTCTGCTTCAGCGTTCAATCCGTGGATCGCCTTGAGGTCTTGAGCCAATTCTAAACTGTACTCTGCCTTTAGGGCTCTTGACTTGGCTTCAACGAGAACTTTCTCGATGCTGAATGCCATTTCATTGAACTGGTCGCCAGTTCCTGATCCAAGGTTCTCAGCGTCTCCAGTCTTCATACCCTGACCTACATTGTAGCCAGTAGAGACTGCAGTACCAACAGGGTTAAGAAGTCCAGGATTGCTACCTGCTTGTGAGGTAGTACCCATACCTGCAACGCCATCAGAGAATCCAGCGGTCTCGTCAAGACCATCGTCTTGTCCAGAGAATGCTGTATCTGCTTCGTTGTAGAATGCTTCTGTTCCGCTCTGGTTGGTGTAGCGTGAACGCATTGCGAAGATAAGTCCAGTAGGACCACTCATTGGTTGTACGCCAGCAAGATCATATGCCACCAAGTTAGGCATAGCTCGACGTATAAGACTGATTAGAACAGGGTCGAAACCAGCAACAGGACCTGCTGCAGCGGCATCGGCTCCGAATCCACCACCAGCACCAGCAGCGTTAGCGGCGTTGGTTGGTACAGCTTCGGTCAACATTCCGTTAGAGAATGCTGATTGCTCTCTTAAAAATTTCTCTTGGTTTTCTAGCAAGACTGCGGTAACAGCTCTCTTATGAGAATCTTCGATTTTATCTAGACCATCATAGTCGAGTACTGGACCCCACTTCTCTTGCAGTGCTTCTGATTGAAACATTTGCTTGTTTACCTAAATGTGTTTTTTGTTTGAATGAATAATGTTAAATTCACTTCTTAGCTAATCCTGAAAGTGTTTTCAGATAGGCATTCATTGACTGAGAGTTATACTCATCAGCAACATCTACGCCCTCAGAAAGGGTTTCAGTTTTTGCCTGAGGAGAACTTCCTTTAGAAGGATAATAAGATTCCTTCAGTGTCTCCAACTTCTCACGATATTCTGCGTCACTTTCAAACTCCACACTCTCGGCAAGGGAAGCAAGCTTCTCTTTTTGTGAAAGTGCCAAACCTTCAGATACTTCGGAGAATATCTCTTGAGCAACTGACTCAGCGAGTCTAGCGTTCAAGGTAATGTTCTTCTCAATCTGTTCGTTGAGTTTGGTTTCCATATCATCAAGTTTTTCTACCATATTCTCAAGGACATCATATTTATCTTCAGGGATTGATACATAATGATCTTCAAAAAGCTTTTTCATGCCGCTTAGGAATGATTCTGTCATCTCTGCTTTGAGACCAGATTCAACTGCTAGTTGGTTCTCTTGAACCCATTCGTCAGCAACATACTCAAGATAGGAATCAATTCGTTCTGTGATAGAACCACGAATTGCATCTACCTCTTCTACTAATTTAGACTCATAAGTCTCCTCGAAGGTCTTAGTCATAGACTCTTTCACTTCAGATACTTTAGATCTGAGTGCAGCTTCAAAGATTGTACGAGCTTTGGATTGGAACTCTTCACTGAGTTCTTCTCCATCTAGAAGTGCAGCAACGTCTTCTTCAACGTCGATTACTTCTTCTTCTACTGCTTCTTCTTCAGCAACTACTTCTTCAGTAGATGCTTCTTCTTCAGCAACGATTTCTTCTTCAGTTGACTCTTCTTCAGCAACTACTTCGTCTGTAGTTACTTCGTCTTCTGCAACAACTTCCTGATCGGCTTCGAGTTTCACTTCTTCTTCCTCTGGAACGTTGTTTAACTTTTTCCCAACTGTTACGTCGTCTGGTAGGTTACCCTCCTTCTTACCTTTACGGTTGGTAACTACATCCTTAACTTGCTTAAGTGTAGATCCAGGTGTCTTCAGGGCTGCTGAATTATCATCTGGTTTGTAGTTAGTTGGTGAAGGACCGCCTAGGTCTTCCCATGACTGAGGTGTTCCCCCAGTGGTGAGCTTAGGCATAGGATCGCCAGCAGAGGCTCCTGAGTTGACCGCTGTCGAGGATTGCTTCGTGCCCGCTTCCATTTCCTGTAAGTTGTTGTCACTAGACATTTGAGTTTTCTCCGATTTTCTGATGAGTAGAAATCTATATTTATTTATACAATATTAAAATTTGTATGTATATATTCTATAGGGAATTTAGGAAGTCTTGGAATAACCCAAGTTTTTGTTCTTCCAAATCTCTAGAGATAGTTGCACGTTCTATTTTAATGCGTGTTTGATTAGCGAGTCTCTCTTTCAAGAGTCCACCATCCCAAACCCATTCTTTTCCTTCCATAATACCCTGAACAAAGGCATCAGGTGCTGATGGGTCAGCAACGATATCAGCAGCAGTTGCCAACATAAAGTCTTCACCAACTTCTTTGTAACCCTTAGTATTATCCTTTAAAGAACCAATACCTCTAGAAGATACTCCTAAAGTTACTCCATCCTTCAAAAGTGATTCTGTAATCTTACCCATAGGTGTAGATAAGATTTGAGCTTTACCAACGAAGTTTTTACCTTCCTGCTTAAGATCCGTAATCTTGTGTGATACTCTATCGAGGTTTACTGTAGGTCCATCTGGGTGACCTAATTCACCAAGAGCACGTCCTTTTTGAACGTAGTCCTTGTTATACCTGTTGACCTCTTTCTCCATTATGTTAAATGGATACAACCGACCATTGCGGTTTACCATCTCACTTTGAAGGAAGACACCTTTTATAAAAAGATTTTTCTTACCACCAACTGTTTCGGTGAGAATTTCAACAGATTCAATTTCTTCTCTTATGAGTTTCATCGGATCAATTAATCGCTTTATTTATTATTTATTGATTTACTCTTCGCCAACATCATTAGAGTCTTCTGATTCAACCCCATTTACGAACGTAGTATTGATCTCAGGTCTAATTCCCTCAATCTTTTCTGAAGATTTGGTATAAAGGATGTCCTTAATTTTGTCACTCACTTCGGCAGGTGACGCATCATTTACAACCATGTCCAATAGTTCATCCATTGTCTTTTATAAAGTAATTTGCTAAACTATTTAGCATAAATACGAATATGATGAATCGGGTCTACTTATTTCAACCACAAAGTACAGTAGTCATTAAAGGGCAAAAGCAATATTGGTTACCGTATTCTGCTGCATGTATTTGGAGTTATGCCAATAAACATGTTGATGGATTTGAGTTGGGTGAAATATTTTTTAGACGAGAATACCCAGAAAAAGTATTAGAGAGAATTAAAGATCCAGTGCTATGTGGATTCAGTTGTTATGTTTGGAATGAGCAGTATAATTTACATCTTGCTAAACTAATTAAAGAGAAGTATCCAGATTGTGTTATTGAAT